GGCATCACGCCCTCGATCGGTTCGGTCGGCGACGCCTACGACAACGGGTTGATGGAATCGATCATCGGCCTCTACAAGACCGAATGCATCCAGACCACGGTGTTCCACGCCGGGCCCTACAAGACGCTCAACGACATCGAATACGCCACATCTGGTTGGGTTGATTGGTACAACCACAGACGTCTGCATAGTTCACTCGGAATGCTCACCCCAACCGAGTACGAACAGGCTTTCAACACCGCTCGCGACCGGCAGTCGCAACCCGTCTAGGAGCGGCACGAAAGTCGTGACGCTTCACGCTGCGAAATCGACCACCTCGTCGCCTTCGACCACACAAACCCCGAACACGGCGGCTGGACACTGCCCACCAACCTGCACTAGCTGTTGCGCCTAACATGGTTCACATGAGGGCAGCTATATACCTACGGCAATCGTTGGACCGCTACGGCGACGGCTTGGCAGTGACCCGCCAGCGCGAGGACTGCGTGAAACTCGCCCACCAAAAAGGCTGGACGCCAGTCGAATACATCGACAACGACGTCTCGGCCAGCAAAGGCAAGCGCCCGGCCTACGAGCGGATGCTCACAGACATAGCCGCGGGCAAGGTCAATGCCGTGGTGTGCTGGGACCTCGACCGCCTGCACCGCCAACCCATCGAACTCGAGCACTTCATGGCGCTGGCGGACAAACACAATCTGCTGCTTGCCACGGTGACCGGCGACGTCGATCTGTCCACCGACAACGGGCGCATGTTCGCGCGGATCAAAGGTGCCGTGGCCCGCGCGGAGGTCGAGCGCAAAGGCAAGCGGCAGACCAGGGCGGCACAGCAGCGCGCGGAACTGGGCAAGCCGTTGTGGCCCTGCCGGGTGTTCGGCTACACCGACGATCTGGCGCTGCATCCGGTCGAGTCGGCGATGGTCCGCGATGCCTACCGCGCGTTCCTGTCCGGTTCCTCGCTGGGGTCGATAGCGCGCGAATGGAACGACAAAGGCGTGCCGAGTACCCGCGGCAACAAGTGGAGCGCCAACACGGTCGGTGTGTTGCTGAAGAAACCACGCAACGCCGGTCTGCGCGAATACCGCGGCGAGGTCGTCGGCAAGGGCAACTGGCCTGCCATCGTGGACGAGGACACCTGGCGGGCGGCGCGGGCGGTCTTCGACACACCAGGGCGGCGGTTCGCACCTGCACCGGGTCGCCGTCACCTGCTGACCGGACTAGCCAGATGCGGCGTGTGCGGGCAAGGCCTCAAGGCGCAGATCACACGGGCGCGCAACGGTTCCCGGTACCCCATCTACTGCTGCACGGGCTGTTTCAAGGTGTCGCGAAGGATGGGGCGTGTGGATGACGTCGTGATCGCGATGGTGTGCGGACGGCTGGCCCGCGCCGACGCCGTGGAGTTGTTGCACGACACCGACCGTCCCGACGTGGAGCAGCTACGCGCCGACGCCAACGGTATTCGTGCCCGCATGGACGGGCTGGCAGCCGCCTACGCCGACGACGACATCATGACACCGGCACAGTTCCGCATCGCCAACGAACGACTTGCCGAGCGGCTCAAGGCAGTGGAGTCACTGTTGATAGCCGCCGCCAAAGCACACCTGTACGACGGCCTGCCGTTGGGCAGCGACAGCGTGCGCAAAAAGTTCGAGGGCCTGGACCTGGACCGCCAACGCGCGCTGATCGACGCGCTGATGACGGTGACGGTGCTGCCCACGGTTCGCGGCCAAAAAGTGTTCGATGAGTCCAAGGTGGTCATCGAGTGGCGGGCGCAGGGGGTGGCGGCGGCGTGAGTAGATGCGAAGCATGGTGCGCGGGCGACGACTACGGCGAAGACCATACGTGCGTCGGCGATTTCGCCGAACTCGAACTTACCGCGCAACCCGGCGAGGTATCCGACGACGGCGTGATCCTCGGTCGGCTGTGCGTGGCGAACCGGCGTCGTCCCAATAGTGCGCCGCTGGTTGGCATCGGGATCGAAGCGGCGCCGTACAGTGCCGACCTCGTGCTGACTTCGGCGGAAGCGCGGCGGCTGGCGGCGATATTGGTCGAGTGCGCCGAGAAGATCGACAACCCACTGTTCTAGCCCTCGAGATTGCAGAGCAATGGTGCTGTTGCACAGCGTCATCGGCGCGCACCGGCCAGCGGAACTGATTACCGCCACGGTGGCGAGGTTGGCGTCTCGCTGAATTGGGGTACAGGCACCCTGTCGGCTTCGGTCGGCGGGGTGTCGGTCTTTTATGCCGTAAATCTGTCCTATAAAGTCCTGAGCATGGATGAGACAAAGCCGCCAAGTGTCCAACCGATGCCGACGCAAATCAGAGAGCGGCTCGCGCCGGTCATCAGGGCGGCGTTCTACGACTTGACGAAAGACCTCGCGGAAGCGCCGCAGCCGGACGGACCCGAACCGGCACCGGCCGCATAGAAGGCGGACGACGATTCTGCCTACTTCAGGGTGTCCTTGCGGGCGTTGCGATCCAGTTGCTCACGTACTCCCATTTTTTGCTGACCCCTCAATCTTCAGACTGCGTTCTTTACTATTCTCGCCATTCTCGACCCTTGGTGAACGAAAATGCCGTCGATGCAATTCACACCCCGACCTGCGCAGACCAGTCCCGCCGCTCAAAGATGCCTCTGACCAGGCAAAACGGTGCGCGACCATCCACTATCAAGATCATCTGCAGAAAAGCCGCTGGCTCGGAGAAACGCGGGGGAGGGGGGGTCAAAGACGTGCCTCATCGCTATAGGGCCGCATTACCCCCCCTTTACTTCCGGTCACCATCCAGTTAACTGTCCGCAATCCCAGTTACCGATGCCGAATGCGGGACTCCAGCGCAGCCCGGACATTGCTTGTTTGTGGGTTCCATTCCACCGCACTGCCTTTCGTGCCGATGCCGACCACGCCGTCGCAGATGCTGTTGTTGTGCAGCACATTCCATTCAGCTCGAGGTTATGGAGCTAGTGCCTACTCGGGTCGAGGCAGGAGGTCGGTGGCGGGCGAACCGGGTTGTTCAACACGACGTTCGGTCCGGCCGCGGCGAGCTGGCTTCACCATTGGCAAGGTCGAGGTTCAACGATCGCGGACCTTCCAAGTCCGGCCTAGCGCCATACGCGGCTGGCGATGATCGGCGTCGGCGGCGGCGTCTTCTCCGCTGGCTGTACCGGGCAGTAGGACGGGTCTTTGCCGCGGCGCCCATTACAGCGGCGATGGCTGGGCCGGAGGTTGGCCGGGTCGTGTGAACGGCTCGGATCAACCGAGAGCGGCACCACATGATCAAGGGTGAAACTCATCGGGTGGCGCCGGTCGAGTTGCTGGTCTATCGGCTTGCCGCACAGCCAGCACGGCTGACCAGCTAGCTCCTGTCGCAGACGACGAGACAGCTTGATCCACTGCCAGTCGTTGCGACCTTGCGTGCTTCCCATTGACTACCTACGTCTTGGAGATCGTGCAACGCCACACACTCGACCATTGATCTGCACGGGTTTGTCCATCGAGTGTGCGGCGCTGCTGTCGCCCGGCGAGGGTGTCAATCAAGACCGGGCACGCCTTCTTATCAGTGCGTCACGTCCAGCAGGCGGAATGCGTTCGGCACCAAGACATCGGAACCGGTCCGCCACCACAGCAGCGCGCCACGTTGACCGGTGGGCCTGCCGTTCGTGCCGAAAAGTTGCGGAACCAATTCGAGGGTCGAGCCGATTCGGTCAACGATGAGGAACTGTTTGAAGTCGCCCACGACGGCCATATAGTTCGACCCGGTGACGTAGGCGGTGGTCGCCATTTCCGAGTTTTCATTCATGGCGCGGCCCAGCAACGTCGGCGGGTTGGTCTGCAGCGACGGGAACACCAACGAACCGTTCGCCGTCTGGAATTGCCGCGCGGCGTTGACCACCGACAGGCTCGCCATCCACTGACTGTTGTCTTGGAACCGCGGCGGCAACGCGTTCTGCAGGTTGTACAGGTCGGCCGCCGCCAACGTGGTGCCGCCGCCGGCGACAATCGAACTACCGCCCGTCGCAACGAGGCTCGTGATGAGACCGTGTGGCTGGCCGGTTCCCGAGCCGTTGGTGTAGGCGCTCGAGTTGAGCCGGTCCGCGGCATCGACCAAGACGATCTGCAGCTGCGTCAAAAAGTCGGCGGCGTCCTGCTCGACCTCGAATGAGAACGGCACGAATGCGTCGGCCTTGTAGACGATGACCTGCGGCTGGGACAGGTTGAAACTCGCGTCGGCGACCTGACTGCCCTCACCAATCCACTCGGCGGTAGCGCCCGCGGAAGACACACCGTGCCAGGCATTTGTGGTGATTTTCTCGACACGTGCAATGCGGCGCAGCGGGTTTCGGGTACCGGCGTTGGACAGCAGCACGGCCGGGTCCAGCTGGAACGGCACCATGTAACCACCTTGCGTACCGGAACCTTCGCCCATAGCCCGCTGTTGAACGCGCAGCTGCTCGACGCGGCGGAACGAATCCGCTTCCGGTGCAGTGAAACTCAGGTGACCACGAACCGGGTCAGCGCAAATCTTCTGGAACGCACTGCGATAGGCGGGATTTCCGGTCTCGGTCACCCAACGGCGGATGAACGGGTCCGAGCGGTGCAGCAGCCCTTCCACGACCTCGGCGGCGTAGTCGGGTAGTTCGTTGCGCCGGTGGGCGGCGTCGAGAACCCGTTTCGCCGAATCGTCGGCCATGTCCTCACGATGTACCGGCCCGGTCGCCGAACCTTGTTCGATGTGGCGCGGGTTCATCGCCAGCTGGCGAATCTCCTCGGCACGCCGTTCGATGCCCTCGCGCTCTTCACGCAACTGCTCTATGCGCGTGGTGATTTCGTCCCAGCGGCGTGCCTTGTCGCCGGTCAGGTCGGTGCCGCGTGACTGTGCCTCTCGGCCCAACTCGCGCAATTCCGTTGTGAGGGTGCCAAGTTCGGCGTCGATGTCGTAGATGTTCTTCACAGTTCTGTTCCGTTCAATAAGTCCAACATTTGCAATTGCCGCCGAATGACGGCCAGTTCGATGACACGCCCCTCGCTGCGTACTCCGCTGATCGTCGCGCCTTCATATGCCCCCGCCGCAACCAGGCTTATCTCATAGAGACTGGCCTCGATGCGTTCCACGACGTTGCCGACCTCGCGCGAGCGAATAGGGCGGAAACCGATCGAAAACGAATCCACCACACCCGCTTTCACGAGATTCAGTGCATCATCGCCGGCGCGGGATTCCGGAACGTAGAACGCCGCGTGCAGTCCGTCCTGAGATTCGCGAAGTTCGGTGGCCTTCCCGATCGGCAGCTGACGGTGATCGTGCGAAACCATGAGGCGTACCTTGTGACCCCTTTCGGCAATCGAGCGCCCGAATGCGCCATAGGCAAACCGCTCCGTGTAATCACCACCGGCGTCGTGGATTTCGGTCTCGACACCATATGGAACGGCCAGCCCAAAGACAGTCCTATGTTCGGCACTGTCCACCGGCGCGCTGCGGTAAAGGATTTCACCCATTCGTTGTCTCCCATGATTCGGCGGCATTGTTCATCGCCAACATTGCATGGTGACTCGCGCTATCCGGGTTGTCCGCATTCGGGATTCCGGCGCTGGCGTGATACCGAGCTTGTAGCCCATTGTAATGCAACCTATTTGGCTCCGTGGCTGCACAGAACGTCGCCCGGCTATTCGACTACCCGACCGGCTTGTCCGGCGTCCTGGTTGCCTATACGGCCCTGCTTTCCGTGTGCGCGCCATTGCATCATGAACTCGTCCCGCTCGCCTTGTGCTCGCGGTAGTAGTGGCGCATGTAATCACGCTTGTGCTCACGGTGGGCAGCGGCCCAGGCCTTCATGTAGGCGGCGCGACACTCCTTGCAGACGTACCCCACATTGCGGAACTTGTCGTCTGTCTTGTGCTCATGGCACTTTGAACACTGCTTCACGACTCGCCGTCCAACTCGCTCAGGTCGTCGGGAACTGCGATCCATGGATTGTCTGGAACACGGTGGTCGTCTGGGTCATTCAGCCAGTCGCCGTCGAGCGCGCCCACCCTATAGCCCAGCAGCCACACGGAATAATGCTTGCCGTGGCGGCGGACCTGGATTGCCCCGGTGGTTATCAGTGTGTCGGCCAGTAGTTGCGGTTCCGTGCGGCGGATCGCGTCGGTGACCGCGGCACGGAACTTTATCGCCTTCAGCTCGTCGTCGGTGCTCATCACTCGGCCACCTTCGACAGCAGCCGCCAGCCATCGTGCGGAACCACCCGGTCGCTACCGATGCGCAGCCGCCCGGCCCAGTCGATCACCACGACACCCGCGGGGAACGTCTCGGTGCTGCCGTCGACATACGTGATTCTGTAACGGTCGGTCGGCTTGTCGAGTACCCGGTCCGGGAACGCGATCCGGGATTCCGTGTCGTGTCGGTTCATTGGGTTCTTCTTTCTCGGGTTGATGTTGTCTCCAAAGGCGGAGGTCGTAGGGGAACTGCCGGGCGCGGGTGGTGGGCCGCAATGTTTCCCAGTTTTGTCAGCAGTGGTGTGCAGTGCGCATGTCTCTCAACCCATATCGCCCTCTATTCCTTAGCTCTCACGCACCTGCACTGACATTTCTGGTGAAGTTTCAGGCGGTTTTGAGGTGAGCCTGTCCTAAGTGGTTGAAGTGCAGGCAAGTTGGGTCGATACCTTCGGCCAGTCGGTAGCGCCATCGAATCTTGGAACCGTCCATGCCGAACTCCTCCTCGAAGCACTCGAGTACGCCGAGATAGTGCAACGCCTGCAATTGCCGATCTACGGTGCTGCGCGGCTTGCTTATCCTCTTGCGGACATCCGACGATGTGCTCATCGGATGCGCCGCCACGTCCTCGATGATCTCCAGCCGCAGCGGCGGCATCGAATCGCGCGCGCACCGGACGGCCAACCGCATAGCGTCCTCGCGGTCCATGCCGACAGCGCACGCGCCGCGTACCAGTTGAGTAAGCTCCTTGGCGAACCGGGTCGGCATCTCCGGTGCGTGCGCGTCCATCACGTCGCCGCGGTAGTCGTATTCGACGCCCGTCCGCGCCAGCGTCACCAGATCGGCGGCAGCGACAATCGTCTCGGCTTCGTCTTCGTTGGGCTTGATTGCTCTGCTCGCGTCGACACCGGCCAGCACGCCCGCGACCGCTTCGGCGAGTTCGGCGCGCATGGTGGTCTCGTCGCCGGTCCCTCGAATCGCGTTGCGTCCGGCACGGGTTCGCATGACCCGGTTAGCCGAGTTCATCCGCACCAACAGAAATCGGTCGCCCATAGACGAGATGACGGCGTGCGCCGTGTCCCATGCGGTGGTCACCGCGCCGACCACGACCACGCGGCCCTGCCAGTGCAGCGTCCGGCCACCCTCGCTACCCACCGAGCGGGTCCACTTGCCGTCGTGCACTTCACGTAGTGCGGCGAGTACCTCGGCGCGTCCGTCACGGTGCATCGACAAAATCGAGGTCACGTCTTTGATGACCAGCACGCCGCCAGGTTCGAGCCGGCGCAGCAGCCCACCGGTCGCGTCCTTGGCGGTCTGGCGCTTGGGTGTCGCCGACAGCAGCGCCGCTTGCGAGGACAGGGTGCTGGTGACCACGGCTCCGATTCCGTCGAGCGCCTGCACGGTCTCGGTCTTGGCGTTGCCGGGTCCGCTGACGAGCAGCAGCCACAGCGGGTCACCCGAGAGCCGCTCGACCGCCGCCGCCGCCAGCATCGCGTCCAGTGCATCGGTGTCGTAGTCTTCGCCCAGCCAGCGCCGGAATATGACATGCGCCTGGTCGAGCGTGCACAGCGCCGGCGGCGGTGCCGGTTCCGGGGTGGCTTGCAGCATCTTTCGGTTGGCGGCAACGACGTCGGCCTCGTCCAAGATTCCGGCTAGCTCGTGCTCGGCGTGGGCCACGTTCTCGAGCGAACCGGTCAGCGCGTTGTTCCACTCTTGGATTGCCGTGTCGCGGCCACCTTTACGGTCACCGGCAACGGCGTCGATGAACGCGCAACGGAATTGGGTCAGCGCGGTCCGCACTCCGCTGTAGCCCTCGCGTGCCCGCCATACCAGCGCGGTTTGCCCGTCGCGCATGGCGTCGTGCCGGGAACCGGATTCCAGTGCGGCGAGCCATTTGTCGAGCGTGGATTTCACCACAGCATCCGGCTCGCCGTCGGTCAGCGAGAACGTCACCGGGTCGGCCATCTCTCCTGCCGGGTAACGGTCCTTGCGCAATCCTTCGACCCATGCACCCGGTAGCTCCGGTATGTCTGCAGGGTCGGGTATCCCGTCGAACAGCTCGCCGTCCGGCCCGTACCACCGGTAAATCTCGCCGGTCTTGTCATGCAGGCTCGGCCACACCACGGCGGTCCGGTGGCACCAGCGCACGAGTTCCACGTCGGGCAGTGACCTTTCGGCCAACTCGACGCCTTCGGGTACGCGGTAGAACTGAATTCCGCTCTTGCCCGGTCCGCGCGACGTGCTCGTGTAGGTGGGCGGTAGTTTGCCCCAACGTGTTTCGGCTTCGGCTATCGAACGGTCGCCGACCTTCCAGGTGCCGTCCGCCTTCTGGTAGGCGTCAACGTCGATGCCGACCATCGAATGCTCCATGCGCAGGCCGACATTCGTATAACCGGTCTTCGGGTTGTCGATGAACGTCTGAACATCTGCGCCGCTGACGTAGGCACCCTTGCGGCCGGTGAAGTCGGCTACCGGAACCTTGCCGTTAAGCGGTATTGGATACCAGCCTCGGCGACGGTATTTCATTGCTGCACGGGCGTATGGGGATACGGCGTCATTGCCGGATTGTTCGCTCATTGTTTGGTTCTCGAATTTCAGATTGGGTTGTTGCTAAACGGATTTCGCGGGTCCGTAACTGCAACTCTACCGACGCCGAATGCCTTAGAATGAAAGCGTTCTCGTGATGCTATGGGTTGTGGCTAAACGAAACTTTCGCGCAATCGGCCCGCCGACAAAGGGTTTTCGCTCCCCATCGTCGGCGGGCCGAATTGTTTCAGCAGAGCAGCAGTTCAACCTCTGCGTAACTCTTGGACCGCACGCAGGGCGGGGAAGATTCGGCGCCACAGTCCGGGCACGGGCGCGGCGTTATCACCGATCACCTGCCCCGCGGAACCATTCGTTGATTTGGTCGAGCGACAGGACACGTCCGCCGTCCGCGACGACTGCCAGTTTGACGTTCCATGCAAAATCTTCGCGCTCGTCGCGCGTCAGCTTCTCTCGCCAACCGTCGCCGTACTTGGCTGAGTACCGCTTGGCGTATTCGTCGTGGACACTCAGCACTCGGTCATAGAGACGTTCGTCGCTCATCACGCCACCGACTTCCGTAACAGTCCGGCGATCTTGTCGCGCTGTTCGGGTGTCAGCGGCGGGGCTGCGTCGACAACTCGGCGCACATACTCGGCGAGGGTCTCGGCGCGAAGGTTGCGCCGGGCCTCGAGCAGTTCCGGGTCGTCCGGTTTGCGATCGCGGGTCAGTGCAGCGACTCGGGCACGCTCGTGACGGACGGCTGGGGATGACGGTTGGGACAT